CCCGAAAAAGTCTCTGGAATCAGCGAGAAAGTCTAACTGGTCAATTGGCTAAGGTGAAGTATTTCGAGGTAGGAATGCAAGATGGAGTCCCAAGGTTCCCTGTATTCATTTCTACAAGGTCCGAACTCGATATGAGTAATTAATAAGGAGAAATAATATGGGTGTAAGTTATTCAGCAAAGATTGTAGTAGGTTTACCTTTCTGTGATGTTCCAAATGCACAGGAATTACTTGATGACGATAAGATTAGTGATTTCGGATATTACTATGATTGCGATGAAGATGATCGTCTAGTAGGTGTTGAAGTAGTAAGTTCAGGTGGCTATTCTTATTCTGAATTAGATACTTTACATGATCTTGAAGACTATATCAGTAAAGCAAAGTATTCATTTCTTAGGAAGACTGGTCTTGAAGGTAGGACTTATCTAACGACGTGTAGTTATTAAAGGAGAAATTAATGGAACTAAACTTGAACCTTGACATGAACACAGTAGAAAATCAAAAGGTCATTGCTCGTGAAGTAATGAAATCTATGGAAATTATTGACCCTACTTGTATCGTAGCTGGTGGTGCCCCACGAGATTGGTACATGCAGAAACCTGCAAAGGATGTAGATATCTTTGTGAATTCACCTTACTCTTACAGCAACTGTTCCTTCTTGATCAAGCAGTTGAAAGCCCTAGGAATTGAAGCAAAGCCCGCTATCTATAACTCTCTTGACGCCAGTATCTATCGTAAGAACCCGGATATTGCAGGTGTAATTGATTTTGAATTCATGCAGGTGAAGTTTCAAGTTATTCTTTGCCAAAAAGGTACTTATTCAATGGTTGATAGTTTCCCTTTTGGTATATGCCAAGCTTGGTGGAAACCTTCTGTTTCTGAAGCTATTCGTACTACAAAGCATTTTGATCTAAGTCTGAAGCACAAGGCTTTGGTCCTTCTACAAGAAGCTTATGGTAATGATGATTTCTTTGTCAAGAAGATCAAGGAAAAGTTCCCTGACTGGAAGTACTACCTGAGTTATGACAAGTTAGCTATGGATCTATTGGATAAGTGAAAATGAGGAGCTAGATGGCAAATTATAAGTATCACAAAAGCTGTGATAATTGCGGAAGCAGTGATGGATGCGCTGTCTATGATGATGGTTCACTGACTCTTTTCACTGCTTCGTTTAATTTCTAAAAGGAGTTGGATGAGTTATTTTAAAGCTGGTAAAAAACTAGGATTGGAATTTGATATGGAAAGTAAGTCAAAAGAGACAGTAGAAGAAGTTCTGAAGTACCCTTTTCTAGAAGCCAAGGAACGAGGTATCACAAAAGAGACTTGTGAGAAGTTCGGTGTACGTGCTGCTATCAGCCAAACCGACGGTAAGACTATTGAAGCTTATTACTTCCCTTCTTATAATTCAAAAGGTAAGATCGTAGGTTTCTCTAAACAAGATATTACAAAACCAAAAGAAGAGAAGTTTCACTGGACTGCTGTAGGTTCTGTTGCTATTTCAAATAAGCTGTTCGGTCAAGAACAAACTGAAGGTCTAAATCGTAAGCGAACTAACCTTATCATCACAGAAGGTCAATGGGATTGTCTTAGTGTATTCCAAGCTCTTGTGGATAATGTAAAGGGAACCAAGTACGAAGGTCTAGAACCTATGGTGGTAAGTATTCCGCTAGGTACAGGCAACGCAGTAGAAAGTATCCTGCATAATGAACCCTATGTTAAGACCTATGATAGTCTAACCATCTTTTTTGATGATGATTACTGCACCCCTGCTGAAACCAAGAAGGGAATCTTGAAGGGTCACGAAGCCCGTGAAGCTGTTGCCAGTGCTTTCGTAAGTTCAGGTATCAGCTTGATGACTGTAGTACCTGACGAGGGCTTTAAAGATGCTTCGGACTACCTTCAAGCTGGCAAGTCGCAGGAACTTGCAAAGCTGGTTCAGTTTAGTAAACGTCCTTACTCTGCTGAGAAGATTATCAAAGCTAGTGATATTTCTCTCGAAGAACTTCTTGAGCCAAGGCCAGAAGGTGTCTATGTAGATTGTTTCCCTAAGTTGATGGAGAAGATTCATGGCTTCCGAACTCGTGAACTGATTCTACTGACTTCGCCTAGCGGTGTAGGTAAAAGTACAACAACAAGTATTTTTGCCAGTGCCTTTATGCAGACAGGTTATAAGGTTGGTATGATCTATCTTGAAGAGACTAACAAAGAAACTCTTCAACGAATGGTTGCTGCAAAGCTGAAGGTTAATTACTTGAAGTTCAAAGATAAGCCACTAGAATGCGCAAGCTTAGAAGTTATCACAGAGGCTTACGAGAGTATTGCTAACGATGACAAGCTGATCATGCTCGGCCACTTCGGCAGCCTCCCCATTTCTGAGCTAATGTCCAAGATCAAACACATGCACCTTGTAGAGGGCTGCAAATATATTCTATTAGATCACCTGAGCTTGGTGGTGAGTGGGTCTATTGTTGACAATGAACGGAAAGAGCTTGATATCGTAATGACAGAACTTGCTGCATTCTGTGCCGCTAATGAAGTCTGTATCATTGCCGTATCCCACATTAACCGAAGCAATGCTGATGGTTTTAAGCCACCAAAAGGTGAAGAAGATAAACCATTCTGGGTTAAGGTAACTAAAGAATCAATGCGAGGTTCTGCAAGCCTTGAGCAGTTGTCTTTTATCATCCTCGGGCTTGAACCAGAGATTAAACCAGACCGAAGCCGTGGTAAAGTACGTCTTACGGTTCTGAAGAATCGTCCTTGGTCTTATCTCGGTGTAGCTGACGAGTTTACGATTGACGAAAACACATGGGAAGTGATTCTTGCAGAGGATGAAGTGCATGAATTTTAACTAAAGGATTACAAATGAAGCTAGAAGGTTTTTGTTTTGACGCTGAAGCAGATAACCTGTACTTGCAAGCAAAGAAGATTTGGTACATCAAGTTCAAGGATATGAACTCTGAAAAGGAACTTCGTGTCTACCCTTTTAAGGAAAGCTATGAAGAAGTTCAAGTAAAGATCATTGACTGGCTTGAGTCTTACCCCGACGACTGCATCGTATCTGGTTGGAATATTCTAGGGTACGACCTCTGGCTTCTTTGGAAACTTCTAGGTATTGAACCAAGGTGCGGTAAAGAAGGTAAGGATTGGTGGGCTGGTAAACCTGTTCAATTCATTGATGGGTTTGTTCTAAGTATGTACTTGAACCCTAATCAACCCCGGCACTCTCTTGAGTACGTCTCTGGTGGGGAAGAGAACGCTGACGGTAAGATTGACTACCGTAATTCACTGATCCGCGCAAGGGCTATGCCTGAAGATGCACCAAAAGGTTATGAGTTCTCCTTCTGGCACCCTCTAATGGAACCTTACTGCGACAGAGACGTTGATGCAAGTATCAAAGCTATCAAGAAGCTTTGGAGGCAAGCTGAAGAACGCTACGGTGAAGCTAACTGGCTGCATAAGTCATTCCGACAAATGCAGAAGGATTTCTGGTTGTACTCTGCACAGGCTTACACAGGAATTAAGTTCCATAAAGAGCGAGCAGAGGCTTTGCAGAAGCATATTCAAGAGCGCATGAAGGTAATCAAGGATGAAGTTGATCCTCTACTACCTAAACGCCCTTTGAAGACTGCTGAGCAACCTTTCTATAAGCAACCAAGTAAACCATTCAACAAAGATGGTAGTTACTCAGGTAATCTTATTAAGTGGTTAGAAAAGCATAATGCAACTCTTGAAGATGGTATTATCAAAGCCTACGGTTTAGAAGTACCTCTAGAAAGTAATGCAATTCTTCCTGTGAAGTTACCTATGGAGATTGAAGACAGCCAAGAACTCAAGGATTACTTCCTAGAGAATGGTTGGGTTCCGAGCGATGATTATTGGAACTTTCAGAAGGGTCCAGATGGTAAGAATCTGAAGGATGCTAACAACAAGTTCATCAAGACTACGCCTAAGATTAACCATGCAGGTCAGCTTTGTCCTAATCTGCTAAAGCTAGATGGTGAAATTCCAGCTAAGGTAGTTAAATTCCTCAGCTTGCGAAATCGACTAGGAGTAGTCACAGGTTGGTTGAATAATTGGAGAATCGAATTTGATGGTAGACTAAGTGCAGAGATTTCCGGGTATGCTCCAACAAGCCGGGTAAAGCACAGGGTAGTTGTCAACTGTCCAAAGGCTGATCCGAAGGTTTTACTTGGTGCAGAGATGCGGGATTTGTTTGTTGTAGAGGATGGTTACTGGTATGTGGGGGCGGACTGTGCAGCACTTGAAAATCGTACACTGTCAAGCTATACCTATAAGTACGATGGTGGCGCGTTTGCTAGACTTCAAACAGAATCTGATCCACACTCCTTTAACGCTTTTGCTTTCTTTCCGCATCTGCATAAGGAGTTTGATATCAATAACCCAGAAAACAAGGAAGATCCTAAGTTCAAGTCTTGGCGTAACAAGGCAAAAACGGGGGCATATTTATTGGCGTTCGGAGGTGGAGCACCTAAACTAGCTTCTAGCCTTGGCCTCAGTAAAGAAGCAGGTAAGAAGGCTTTTGATAACTATTGGGAGCAGAACAAGGGTCTTGGACTTCTGAAACAGTCAGTAGAAAAATACTTTGAAACAACAGGTAACAAGAAATTTATTCCTGCGATTGACGGTAGAATCGTATCTGTTCGCGGTAAGAATGTGTTACTGTCTTGTCTTGGTCAAGGTTGTGGTGCTATTGCAATGTCGTATGCTGCATGTCTAATGGATACTTGGCTGGGGGATTTCTATCTAGATGAAGTAGGGAGGCCGTATTACATGGTTGATGGAAAAGTTGTTAAACGGGTTTCAATGGTGCATGATGAATACAGTTGGGAAGTTGAAGATGGGGTTCAAGATAAAATCAAGGAACTGACTGTTAAGGCCATGATCAAGGCAGGTGAAATTCTGAAACTAGCTCTACCTTTAAACGGAGAAGCTAAAGCGGCATTTGAAGGGAGTTGGAAAGATGTTCACTGATACTGTAGGTTGGTCAGAACACTTCTATTACGATGAGACGAGTTTCACTGGACTTCGTAGAGCCGAGGACTGGCTTAGTGGTATGAACTACCACATAGTCAAGGCATACCGTGGAGATCCGGCTGGATCACTTTCTTCTGATCACAAGGTTCCATATTACTCTGTCAAGGTGAACAACAAAACATACAAAGTTCACAGGATTATTTGGGAAATACACTTTGGGCCTATACCAGAGGGTATGCAGATTGACCATATAGATCGGAATTCTTTGAATAACAAGGTTAGTAATCTGAGGTTAGTGAGTAATAAGTTAAATTCTAGAAATCAAAGTTTCAGAGAAACAAATACTTCAGGTGTTTGTGGTGTTGGATTATTGATAAATAACCACCATAATAAAGTCTACAGGTACTGGAAAGCACAGTGGAATGATCTAGCTGGCAAAAGATGTGCTAAAGTATTTAATGTAGCAACCTACGGTGAAGATGAAGCCTTCCGTCTTGCCTGCGAGTACAGGTTAAAGATGATGATAGAACTGAACAACCAAGGTGCCGGATATACAGAAGATCATGGAGTGCGCTGAAAATCTACAACAACATGGGAAATAACCAGAACTTTAGCTGGGATCTGGACTATAATTACTAGGAGAGGAAGGTTTACCTTCCTTGACAAAGCATCGCTGAAGCCAAGAAGCTTTGTATTGAGTGAAACAAAATGAAAGGAACTTAAATGAAACCAACCCTCCTATTAATCCAAGGTAACAAAGTCACTCGCTATGTTGAAGGTAAGAAAGATCAGGAAGCTGAACTTGATTTCAATTCTTCAAACCTTCAGATCAAACGAGACTTGGAGTATTTTCGTCGTCGTGGTTTAGATTTTGAGAAGGAAATAGATGAATGATCAGTCTAAAAGTCTTCAAAGATTACCCTCACATTAAGAAATACTTGGAGTACATGCAAGATGTGAATTCCGAAAGTATTGAAAAGATCAAACA